GGCTATAACAGGCATATCACGCCACAAGTTACGGCCTGATGTATTTGGTAGGCAATAATAATGAAGCGTCACAAGTATAACGCTGTAAAAACAACGCTGGACGGGATCACCTTTGCATCAAAGGCAGAGGCCAAACGCTTCGCAGAGCTAAAATTGTTGGTGCAAGCTGGCGTTATATCTAACCTGTCGTTGCAACCACGATTTAGTTGTGTGGTGGCAGATGTAAAAATTTGCACTTACATTGCCGACTTTATGTATCTGGAACAAGGTAACCTGGTTATAGAAGACGTTAAAGGGGTCAAGACGCCAGTATATAAGCTCAAGAAAAAATTGGTTGAAGCTATCCACAATATTAAAATTACAGAGATTGGTGGCAGCTAATGGTGTGTCGAGTATGTGGCGATAAGAGAATAGTGGCCGTGCCTGTGCAGAGGATTACACGCAAGCGCAACCAATATTGCAGAGATTATGAGGTGATACGAACAAACATTGGTGGCGTTGATGCTTGCCATTTTTGTACGCAGGAAGCAGAGCATCAATATCAAATTTTAAAAGAGGATGAAATTTATGATAGATTTATTTGACTTGCCACCAGCAGCTCCTGGAAAGACTGACACAAGCAAAGAAGCGGCTGCTTATATCACTGTTCACAATTTGACAGGATTAAGGCGAAAAGTTTACGACACGTTAGCTTTGCATGGTGACAGAGGTCGCACACCTGACGAAATGATTGCCTATGATTTTGGTGATGACATCAATCCTTATAGTTTGCGCCCAAGGTTAACAGAGTTAAGAAACGCTGGGATTGCTGTAGACACTGGAGAGAGAAGACCTAACCGACGTGGAAGAAATGAGATTGTATATAAAATATTGAAACAAAACCTATGATAGGTTAAAATATAAATGTGGTGAAAAAAACAATTTGGTTGCTCTTATTGTGGCCCTTCATCTGTCCAGCCCGCCACAACTTTTTTAGGACAGGTACAAAAGGACAGATTTATATGACAGCAAAAATTAGGCACATAGATTTTTACCCAGATGAGTACATAGCTGGCGTAAGCGGTCAATTAACGCCAGAACAATCTGGGGTCTATTGGATGATATGCTCATTGATTTACAGTAAGAGCGCACCGATAGATGATGACCCAAAATGGCTTGGCAATATCATGGCTGGAGCGCACCCAAGAACCATCAGAAAGATACTTGAAGAGCTTGAAAGCAGAGGCAAAATACAGCGTAAAGATGGGGTTATTTGGGTCGAAAGGTGCGCCAATGAGATAGATAAGACAGACGAAAGGATAGCGAAAGCACACGCAAATGGCAAGTTAGGTGGACGGCCTTCTAATAAAAACAAAGGCTTAGCAAAACCAGAAGGTTTATTTAATGAAAAGCTAACTACCAACCACCAACCACCAACCATAGTTATTAAAGATACTAAAGAAGTATCTTTATTAGAAACGAGGAAATCAAATAATGGAAAAAAACAAAGAATGGAAGACGATTGGAAATTTAACGGCAGAAGCCACGAAGTTGGTGCAAGTGAAGGATACACCGCACAAGAAATCGAATGGGCATCAATCGGATTCAAAGACTACTGGATCGGTGAAGGTAAACTCAAAACCAAAACAGGGTGGGACAGAAGTTTCTATAACTGGTTACGATCTTCAATTACACGCAAAACAATACTCGAAAAGCGTAAATCCACTAGCGGTAACAATGGCACTCGAGGCTTCGGTGAAATTGCAAACCAGGCTATTTCAGAAATGGAGTGACAACGAACATGAGCCAATTGGCTACGAGGTTGGTGAGTTGACAGATGAGCTTAAAGATTTTGTTGCCAAGCAATGTCTACCACTAACGGCAAAGGAGATGAGCCACGAGCTTACTACCTTGGCGGCATTAACCAAGCGCAGGGACAATGGCGAGATAGATACAAAGACCTTTGTGCAAGCTTACGTTACTAAGCTGGCTGATTACCCTGCTGACGTTGTGAAGTATGTGCTGGCAAATGCTGCAAGGGATAGCAAGTTTTTCCCTGCATGGGCAGAGTTGTATGACGAGCTTGAATACTGGGGCCGCAGCCGATTGAGATTAAAGGATGCAATAGATGCCGTATGATAAGGTAACAAACCAATGGAAGAACACCACCCCATTGTTGCGAGAAAGAAAACCTTATGAGGTTAAAAATCCGAACAAGATGACAGATGAACAACTGTTAGAAGATGCAAAAAAAGAACAATTTAAGTATAAACGCAATAATTAAAATAGGAGAATAAGATGGCAGATCGTTATGAGTTGAAGACACCACGCAAGGGTAAAGATGGAAAAGTTTTCTGGACTAAAGTTGGCGTGGCATTTCCGCAAAAGAATGGTACAGGCTTCAACATACAGTTAGAAGCGTTACCCTTGCCACAAATGAACGACAATGGTCAGGTTGAGGTATTTATTTCAATGATGCCACCATTTGAGAAGAATGGTGTTGCACAGAGGGATGCGTCAACTGATGACCACATACCTTTTTAATGGTTGAAGAAGATTATGAGGCGTGGGATGCCTACCCGCAATATCGTTGGCTATTTAACAAGTTGGAGCTGGCCTTAAATTTAGGCTTTGAGGCTGGCCCAGCTTGTGTCCCTGTTAAGAAAACAGGCGAGTATATCGTGCGGCCTGTCTACAACCTGTATGGAATGGGCATATCAGCAGTGAGGCGTTATTTGTCTATCAATGACGCAGAAGATATAATTAACCATAAGCATATACCCCCAGGCCATTTCTGGTGTGAGTGGTTTGAGGGCAAGCATCAAAGCGTTGACTTTGTTAAAGAGGGTAACAAATGGGTGGCCTTTCATGCTATGGTTGGCAAGCACGAAAGCAAAGATAACCTAACAAAGTTTGTTGAGTGGGAAGTAACCAAGCCAGATATTGAACTGCCTGATTGGTTGCATAACGTCACAACCTTAAAATATTTGAATGTCGAAACAATTAAGGATAATATTATTGAGGTGCATCTGCGAAGCGGCAACGATGTAGGCTGGAATTATGATATTGGCACTAAGATAATACCAGCATGGAAAGGCGATAAAGCGAAGGATATGAAATTCTTGCCTAACTTTCACAGCGACACGAAACGATATGAGGCAGATGGGCAACTAAGCGATGTCAGAATTGGGTATTATGTAGCATGATCTTAAAAAACAAAAAATTGCCTGTTAATACAAGTGGTGGTTTGTTGCCAGTAAATGGTAAAACATCGCCAAATTTTGTGAAACGACTTAACACACCCAATTATCCTGCTATACAAAACAAAGATGGAAGCGTTTCTACGCATAGAATGGCAGCCGAAGTTGATGAAAAAGGCGATTGGTATGTTTTCCCAACGATTGTTCAGCGACAAGATGGAACACTTACACAATTTAATGACAATCGTGAAGCTTATAACTGGAACAAACAACGTGGCAATGTGTTGAGAATGAATAATAAAGAGGACGCTCTTGCATATGCAAGAGGTGGGTATAAAAAAGGCACGCTTATAGACCCAGAAAACATTTACCCATAAAATTGGATACTATGTAGCATGATTTTAAAAAACAAAAGATTACCAGTAAATGCAAGTGGTGGTTTGCTGCCAATGAGACCAGGCTACAGGCGCAATACTGGGTTCCCTAGTGCATACCCTGTACCAAAAAGCACACCATTTGCAGACTTTGGCAGAAATATACTAGATGCCTTTAAGTATACGCCAGACCCAAACACAACCTACATGGAGCGTGCGGGTAAAAACTTATTAGGTGATATGGAGTCGATGATTTCTGGTTTTGATGCTCAAGGAAATAAAATTCCTGATACGCTTCGCATGATATCTCTATTGGCTCCAGGTGGCGCTGGATTTGGTGGCAAGGCAGCGGTTCTAGGTGCAACTACTGGCGCAGCCCCAAAAGCTAGTAGTGCGTATGCGTCACGTTTAATTTCAGACAATGACAGAAAAAAATACCTGTCTAATGCAGAACAGCAGGCTATATCAGCGGCTGAAAATAGAACTTTTGGAATACCTGATAGGCAAAGTTTAATTGATCAAGCTAACGAAACAGGTAATATGATAGCACCACCTTGGGGCGCTAAAGGGCCAAAAATATCTTTAGAAAAAATGATTTCTATGGAAGATGCCTTAAAGATAAATCCACCACCTTCAGGAATGTACAAAAAACGAAATGTTATTACTCCAGAAGATATTCCTATTGGTTCAAATTTGACTAACTTATCTGGCGATCAATCTGGAATTGGTGTTTTAAAAAACAGCTTGTCTGGAAAATCTAATGTAGCTTTAGACGGTGGGTTTGGTTACCCGCAACGTGTTGGTGATGATATTTGGAATAGTCATGGCCCTGTAATTAACCAGATTCAATCAATTGCTGACGCAACACCTGATAGAAAAACATTTGCTCTAACCACAGACATGACACCTATTTCTTTGCATTTTAATGATATGGTAAACAAAAGATTTTTTGAGTTGTTTGACAAAAAAGCAATTTCTAACGCTGAAGATATTAATGAAACAATTGCAAAAGCATTTGAATCTTCAAAAAATCCAGACGGAGTAACAGGATTTCCTGGCATAACATCGCCTAAATTTAAAAAATGGATGAACAAATTAAACGGAACAAACAGGTCTACCGTTTATCTTGCTTTAGATAAAAGTAATATGCAAAAATTAGGTGTTCCTGATTTGGGCGAAATAAAACATTCTATTAGCTCTCCAGATAGCCGTTACCGCCAATCAAGCCTTGACCCGCTTGTTGGGTACAATGCCGCAGAGATAATTCCTGGGAACGTAGGTATACCAAATGAGTTGTTAGACATTCCACATGGAACATATCCTATGGGAATGAAAGGTAATTACCCAGGCGGTTTTGATGTAAAGTTGCCACGCAGTGTCGTATATCCACAGTGGGCTGAAAAAGCTGCGGAACGTAACCTTGCCCCTGCACAAATGCAAGGGTCGTTTAGGCAAAATAAAATCATACAGCCAGTAACACAACAATGGCAAGATAAAGCTATGGCTGTTCGTGAAGGGATTCTAAAGAATAAATGAATAAATTATCATCATTAACCATAGATATTTCTGTTGGCGTAACACCAAAATCTGCACAGATGTTTTTTTGTGCTTTCATTAATTCTGTTTGCACTTTTATTGGCAAATCGTGGAAAAATATTTCTTCATCCACAATGTCTGGAAAACAAGCAACTTGGGCTACAAAAAATGCAGATTCTATCGCGTTAAATGCGGATTGTTTTTTGTCCATAATATTACCCCTTTTAAGAACTAAACATTGTAACATTAGCCTAGTTAAAAAGAAAGTATTTGTGTAATGCTACAGCCCCTAAAAAACAACAGTCAGAAAGCCCCTGTATATAGTTTGTAATTCAATCATGTGATCCTCGCAAAAATAGTGTTTCCATAAGAAAGATAATTATAATAGAAAAAAAGTAAAAATGACACGGTATTTGTTACTACGGATAAGCCATTACATAAGCAAATTCGACAGCTACTTGTGGGGTGTGCTACATGGAAGACGATAAACCAAAACTAATAGAAGTCTGGTATCTCTACAGTGACGGCAGTCGGGTTCACAATAATCAGGTGAATAATATAACAATTTATTCATTGCCAAAATGGCTGCTCAAGTTGTTTAGCAACTAGGCTTTAGCTGTTTCAGCCGCCCTTTTAAATGATGCGGCTGTTGGACGGCCCTTGACCCCTGGCCGCCTTGGTGTTTTTGTTTTGCCAGCACCCAATTGCTTCAAAGCAATGTTGCGATACAAACCTGGCTTCTGTGATTTTAGTTTTGCAATCTTTTGTTTTTTTGTTTTTGCCATTGTTATTTCCTACTTTTTGCACCAGAACATTTCCAACGCTTGCGAGATAAATTGTTAGGAGTGTTAGGATCGTTCTGTTTCTTTTTAGTTAGCCCCTTTTTTATGCCTAAACTCCTAGCGCAATAGCTGTCACCCTTACTTGTGCCGGGCTTTACTCTGGCCCCTCCACCACGAGCCTTGCCAGCCTGTCCAAACGAAATACGTTTACCGCTTGCCGTGACTTTAACCTTGGCTTTGCCTTTGGCTGGTTTTGCCATTTATTTACCCTATCAAAATAACTTTAAACGTCTTGTCTGTACTGGAAGAATTTGTGTGTATTAACGACATTGTGCCATTTACAGTTGCCGACATATCACGATACGGTTTAATTGCAATCGCCTCTGCATTAACAGTCGTGGGGACGCAAACTGCCACAGTATTCACGCCAATTCTGCCGTCCACAACAGTCGTCGCTGCCGCATTAGCCGCCAATGTGACATCCAGGACGTTGTTCGAGCGACCCCCTGACAGCCCAATAATAGAAATTGATTGCGCTCTGGCTAGTTTCTTTTGATCTTCAGAGTCGGCTGGTGGTATTGGAAAATTACTTACCGACATTAGGTTTGGCCGTCTTTTACAGCGTCTATGTCAATGCCTTGTGCGTGTGCCCAAGTGCCGCCAGCCGCAATATTAACCGTCACTCGCGCATAACGACAAGACCTTGTGAAGTGCGCCATGCCGTTATTATCCACTGTAGAAGGCCCGTCAGAGGATGTGGACCCACTAGGGCTATCTCTATAGGTCAATGTTGCCGTGTACGTTCCTCCGTCAACGTAGGGCCTCACACCGTTAACGTACATACGCTCGTTAGCTAGTTTAAACAATTCCATGCCGCTAAACTCTGTAGTCGTCATTGTGGCGGCTAACGGCTCACCTGTGAATGTCGCCAATTGATGACTATCATTGAAAGCTGAGAGCGAAAACATACCACCAACCCAGAACCTATCGTCAAGGCTCGTCTGCAAGGTCTCAAGGTTGCCAAAATCATTGATTGACTCCATCGTGTGCGTAATGCTTCTGTTACTAAAAACAAGGTCCACACTCGATTCGCCGTAACTCCACCGCTGGGTTTCCCAGTTATATATTATTAATTTGTTAGGTGTTCCGCTGACATTTTGGTAGCCAGGATAGCTCCATATAACTAGCTTTCTGACGGGGTCAGCGACTCCAGTTATCCTATGCAAAAAGTTTAAATCTAAGTCATTAAAGAAATATCTATCAACTTTCTGGCTGCCAACTGGTTGTGATCCCGTCCCATCAAAAACGAAAAATCCCGTTTCTGACAGGTAAAAAGCAAAAGGACCAACATTTACTACTGATTTTCCAGCAAGGGTTCCACGGCCTCGCTCCACCTCAGTGAAGCTCCAGACCAACGGACTGCCTTCGTATTGTACTCTGTAAATACTTTCACGCATGAACACTGCGCCATCAGCACCACCAACTGCGCCAATTATCGCTTCTACAGACAATCCGTTTGGCAGGTCTTGCCTGTCAGACTGCACTTGTGCGGCTGCACTAGAGCCAGGGGCAGGCCATGAAGTTGGGTTATCTATAGCACTCCAATGAACCCGGTTAGGCACAACGCCGTCAGTTGCATCATCAATATTGCCTAACATGACAAAGTTAGAAATCACGGCAGCGTGTTTAGCTTGCGGTGGGCTACCAGCTAAGTCTGCAAAATCAGAAGAAGTCCCCATTACATAGCTCTGTGGAGCATCTGTGTGGCCGTTTACAGCGATTACCCTATTCCCGTACTGCAAGAAGTCCCATGTGTCGTCTGTCGCAGTTGTGTATGCTCCTGTGCTTTTAGAAATCTCAGCAAAGCTAGTGGTTCCCAACAGATATAGATTTCCGCTGTCGCCACAAAACGTATGTTGAGTTCCATCATTTTCTTGCGCTGATGTTGCGCCTTGCAAGCGATTAGACAAAGCGGTTGTGTAGCTGGTCAGGCTTCTAATTGGGCCATAACTGTTATTGGTTAGTGGCAAACAATTTTTAGCATCATTCGCGCCCGCATTAGTGTAAGCCGCTTGGTCAGGCAGAAACTCACCAAAGGTTAGCATCGTTAGTACCCCCTGTTGATGTTAAATCGGCCTTGTCCGACTAGCACGTTGTCTAGGCGTGTCGTGGCATTTCGGCGCGATCTATTGTCTAATCGGTTTAAGTCATCAATAGCAGTCTGTAAACCCTGAGACCATAACGCCACGTCCTCCATCGATTTAATGTACGCCTTTGCCTCCAAAAGCGTGGCATATAAATAGGCGTCCGGCGCATTAGTTAAAAGGTAATTGGTTGTGTCGGCTGCAATGTCCCATTTCTCAAAATAGTTTAGCAGTATTGAATATTCCTGATCTGCCTTTATTTCAAAAATTATAGTTCCGTTAGTCGTTGCATAAAGATAAGGCCTTGATGCTGCCGTGTCATATGTTCTCTGGGCATTTAAGTCTCTGATGTTTTGGGGTTGAATATTGCGCTTGTCATCAGCGTAAATAACATCAATAGTTTCAATCCATTTAGCTGGCAAAGCCACGTTATTTGCTCCAGAAGCCAGCGTAAGGGTTGATACGGCTTCTTGCTCTAACAGTCGCAATTTACGATTTATTCGTGCTTCACCTAACTGGACAAAGTTAGACATAACATCATCACTCAAATCAGTGCGATGTAGGTAATCGGCTGCTGTTGTTTTGAGCGTATCGTAATTTGTAATCGCCATTATTTTTTAGCCTTTTTTTTAGAAACCTTCTTGGCTTTTTTTGAAGAGCTTACAGCCAATCTCCAAGCTGGCGTTGCCTCACCAGGGTCGTCAACAAAATCAACGATCTGTTCAGTTCCGTCTGGCAAATCTCGTATATATAAAGTCATGCTGCCGCCTCCAAAGCGTTCTGTATTTCACGTGAAACATGTGTTACATCGTAATCACCATGCTTAATTAATGCAGCAAGAAAACCGTCATCTGCTGCGGTGATCCAAGTTGGAACCATTCGTGCAACATCTGCAATAAATTCAGTTCCCATAACATACTGCGAAGTCGTTAAATATTCTGTGCCGCCACAGTTCACCCACAGCCTGGGGTTAGGCGCATCTTTTGTGCGTGGCCCTTCGTAAAGATGTGTAGTGGTTTCAAAACTACCCTCACAGCCAAAATAAGTTAAATGCGTATGCCCAATGCGGCTTGCAATAAACGGCGCAGTTGCAGCCGCTGATATAGTCGCTTGGATGCCGTTTGGTCCTCGTATCGCTGCTAACTGTATTTCAACGCCTTTCAATGCCTCAAACAAGCTAGGGTCACAAGTGTCGCCTAATATAGCCTTCTTAACGCCACCGCAGACTGTCGCTAAATCTGGGCTAGGGTCTATAGCGTAGAAAGTTGCTTT